ATAATAATAAATAAAATTAAATATAATGGATATAAGAAAAATATCAGTTGGCCCAGACTATAAGTCTGGGGCTATGCATTATTTAGTAGGGCAAGATGTTCTTAGTGGAACACATAAGATTCATTTAATAAAGTATGACTCTGAACTACAGTCCTATAAAATATACATAGAAGACAATGATGTTGTTATTCTTTGGAAGGAATTTAGCTCTGCTATGCCTGTGTCCATTGAATACAACATAAACTTTTGAAATCACCAACAGACTTTATAGTCACACCAAGAGAAGATAAACGATACTCCAATACTAAAAATATTGGGGGTATTGATTTTTTAGTAAGTTCCTCCGAGGAAGATGTTAGGTACTCTAATAGGTATGCAGACGTAAAGTCTTTGCCTATAAACTATTGTGGACCTATAGAAATAGGAGATACCTTATTGGTACACCACAATGTCTTTAAGTTTTATAATGATATTCAAGGAAGAAGAAAAAGCGGAAAGAGTTTTCTAAAAGACAACCTGTTTTTAGTAGACAATGAGCAGTTCTTTATGTATAAGAAAAATGATGTTTGGCATGCGCACGACAGATACTGCTACATTAAGCCTGTTGAAACAAAAAAATCTGTTATATTTAAAAACACAAACGAAGAACCTTTAGTTGGCATAGTTAAGATTCCTAATGAAAACTTAATTAAGCAAGGCGTTAATAAAGGAGACTTAATATCTTTTAAGCCTGACAGCGAGTATGAGTTTGAGGTAGATGGAGAAAAACTTTATCGTATGTTTGACCACCAAATCACAATGATTCTATGAAGTCAAATAAAGAAATGAAACTTGATATTATATCTGCTGCCAGAAAGGCTGTAGAGCAGCTAATAAAGGTCGCTAAAGAAGATATTATAAAGCCTGACCCAGAAGATGATATTTCTGCAGACAGGTTAAAGAATGCAGCGGCTACAAAAAAACTAGCAATATTTGATGCGTTTGAAATACTAAGCAGAATAGAGTTAGAAAAAGAGGCTTTAGATTTAGCAGAAAGTAATAACAAAGTAGATACAAAACAAGGGTTTGCAGAACGAAGGTCAAGATAACGTATTATATAAGGACGTACAAGATTACGTACCTAAAGCCGTACTCACCAACAAGAACAAAAATAAAAGTTGGAAGTATGGGTATGACGAGAAATATGATTTGGTTATAATTTCAAAAACAGGAGAAATTGAAAACATAATTAATATACAGGGTTTAATTATAGCACTGCCTAAGTGTCCAAAAAAGATTTATTCTAGAAGTAAAAGCAAGGAGAATCAGTATTGGGAAAGAATTGACATACCAAAGCCTTTAAGTAAGATTCAATCTATATTTCAATGGAATGAAATGCCTTCTGAGTTTAAGAGCAGTTGGGTAGATTATATTGAAAACGAGTTTGACAATAGAGAGTTTGGCTATTGGTTCATGAATAAAGGCATTCCAACATACGTCACAGGTTCTCACTACATGTATCTTCAATGGGCTAGTATAGACATAGGATATCCTGACTTCAGAGAGGCTAACAGAATATTATGGCTACACTGGGAGGCGTGTAAAGCTGACAAAAGAAGCTTCGGTCAAGACTATTTAAAGATTAGACGTTCAGGATTTTCATATATGAGCTCAAACGAAGGGGTAAATATAGGAACGCTTGCTAAAGATTCAAGGGTTGGAATATTATCTAAGACTGGTTCGGATGCAAAAAAAATGTTTACAGACAAAGTTGTGCCAATAGCAAATAGGCTGCCTTTTTTCTTTAAACCTATTCAGGATGGAATGGATAAGCCTAAGACAGAACTAGCGTTTAGAGTTCCAGCTTCTAAGATAACAAAGAAGAACATGTTTGAACAGGACAAAAATGAGATGCTTGGCTTAGACACAACAATTGACTGGAAGAATACCGATGATAACTCTTATGATGGTGAAAAGCTTTTGTTATTAATCCACGATGAAAGTGGAAAGTGGCTCAAGCCAAATAACATATTAAATAACTGGAGGGTAACTAAGACTTGTTTGAGATTAGGTAGTAAAATTATAGGCAAATGCATGATGGGCTCTACTTCCAACGCTTTAAGTAAGGGGGGTGATAACTTTAAAAAGCTTTATGAAGACTCTGATGTGAAGTTAAGAAACTCCAATGGTCAAACTAAAAGCGGATTGTATTCACTGTTTATTCCTATGGAAATGAACATGGAAGGTTTTATAGATAGGTATGGAATGCCTGTTCTTAGAACTCCTAATAAACCTATCTTAGGAGTGGATGGAGAAATGATATCTCAAGGAGCAGTTGATTATTGGGAGAATGAAGTTGACTCTTTAAAAAGTGACGCAGATGCACTTAATGAATTTTACAGACAATTCCCACGTACAGAGTCTCATGCGTTCAGAGATGAAAGCAAACAAAGTCTTTTTAATTTAACAAAGATATATCAACAGATTGACTATAACGACTCCATGATTAGAGAGCAGCATTTAACACAAGGCTCTTTTTCTTGGAAAGATGGAATAAAAGATTCATCTGTTATTTTTACACCAAATAAAGATGGTAGGTTTATGGTGTCTTGGACTCCTGGAAAGAATTTACAAAACAATGTTTTAAAAAGAAATGGAAGATTCCTGCCAGGCAACGAACATCTAGGAGCATTTGGATGTGATAGTTATGACATCTCTGGTACTGTAGGCAACAGAGGTTCAAACGGAGCACTTCATGGGTTAACTAAATTTAACATGGACGAAGCTCCTAGTAATGAGTTTTTTTTACAGTATATAGCTAGGCCTCAAACAGCAGAAATATTTTTTGAGGAAGTCCTTATGGCTTGTGTTTTTTATGGCATGCCTATACTTATTGAGAACAATAAGCCTCGTTTATTATATCATTTTAAAAACAGAGGGTATAGAGGTTTTAGCGTGAATAGACCTGATAAGCAATATAACAAATTATCACGAACAGAAAAAGAGTTAGGAGGTATTCCAAATTCAAGTGAAGACATTAAACAGGCTCATGCTGCGGCTATAGAGTCGTATATAGAAAAGAACATTGGATTAGATATGGAGAGCACTTTCAGAGACGCTGACCTTATGGGAACAATGCCTTTTACTAGAACATTAAATGATTGGGCTAAGTTTGATATTAACAACAGAACTAAGTTTGACGCATCTATTAGTAGCGGTTTAGCTATAATGGCTTGTCAAAAACATTTATATACACCTGAAAAGAAAAGCTCAAAAATTTCAGTTAACTTTGCAAGGTACACCAATAAGGGAATAACAAGCGATTTAATTAGATAGATGAAGGAAGTTAAAATTAATATTTCATCTGTAGGCTTTCCTAGTCAATTTGTATCAGACGCTGATAAAGCCACTGATGAGTTTGGCTTACAGATAGGGCAAGCAATACAGTATGAGTGGTTTAAGAAAGACGGCAGTGGATGTAGATTCTATAACCAATGGAGAGATTTTCATAGACTGCGTTTATATGCTAGAGGTGAGCAGTCAGTAGCAAAATATAAAAACGAATTAGCTGTAGATGGAGATTTGTCTTATCTAAATTTAGACTGGACTCCTGTTCCAATTATACCAAAGTTTGTGGACATTGTAGTCAACGGTATGGCAGACAGACTTTTCAAAGTAAAAGCTTATGCTCAAGACGCTCTATCCCAAGGGAAGAGAACTAAGTATCAGGATATGATTGAAAGTCAAATGGCTGGAAAGGAAATCCTAATGGACATACAGGAAATGACAGGGACAGACCCTTTTACAATGGACCCTGACTCACTTCCAGAAAATGACGAAGAGCTTACATTGTATATGCAGCTTAATTATAAGCCTGCTATTGAAATTGCAGAAGAAGAGGCTATCGACACAATGTTTCAAGAGAATCATTATTTTGATGTTAAAAAAAGAGTTGACTATGATTTAACTGTTTTAGGAATAGGGTGTGCAAAGCATGAGTTCTTACCAGGTTCAGGTGTTGAGGTTTCATACGTTGACCCTGCGAACATAGTATACAGCTATACTGAAGACCCTCATTTTAAAGATTGCTTTTATTGGGGAGAAGTAAAAACAGTCCCAATTACAGAGCTTCTTAAAATAGACCAAGACTTAACTAATGAAGATTTAGAAACTATATCTAAGTATAGTCAAAGCTGGTACGACTATTACAACGTTGCACAGATGCAGCAGAATGACATATTCTTTAGAGACACAGTTACACTTCTGTACTTTAATTATAAGACCACAAAGAAAATGGTTTATAAGAAAAAGGTTTCAGATAGTGGTTCTGTTAGAATGATTGAAAAAGATGACCAATTTAACCCCCCTTCGGAAATGATGGAGGATGGCAAGTTTGAAAAGGTATCTAAAACAATAGATGTTTGGTATGATGGAATAATGGTAATGGGAACTGATATAATTATAAAATGGGAACTGGCCAGGAATATGGTAAGACCTCAGTCATCTTCTCAACACGCACTTCCAAATTATGTAGCTACAGCTCCACGTATGTATAAAGGTGTTATTGAATCTTTAGTTAGAAGAATGATTCCTTTTACTGATTTAATTCAAATAACTCATTTAAAACTACAGCAGGTTATAGCTAGAGTTGTTCCAGACGGAGTCTTTATTGACGCTGATGGATTAAATGAAGTTGACTTAGGTACAGGTGCGGCTTATAATCCTGAAGACGCTTTGCGTTTATACTTCCAAACTGGTAGTGTTATAGGTAGAAGCTACACTCAGGACGGTGACTTTAATCAAGCTAGAGTTCCTATTCAGCAGCTTACTTCTAATAGTGGTTCTGGAAAAACTCAAATGCTTATTACAAACTATAATCATTATCTTAATATGATTAGAACTGTGACTGGTTTAAATGAAGCTAGAGACGGCTCAACGCCTGACCCTAATTCATTAGTTGGTTTACAGAAGTTAGCTGCTCTTAATTCTAATACAGCAACAAGGCATATACTTCAGGGAAGTTTATATATCTATAGAACTATGGCTGAAGCTTTAACTTATAGGGTTGCAGATATACTAGAGTATTCTGATTTTAAAGAAGACTTTATTAATAAAATAGGGAAGTACAATGTTAGTATACTTAATGACATCTCTGATTTGTACATATATGACTTTGGTATCTTTATTGAAGTATCACCTGATGAAGAACAGCAGGCTCAGCTTGAACAGAATATTCAAATGGCACTTTCTAAAGGAGATATAAACCTTGAGGATGCAATTGACATTAGAGAGTTAAGAAATATTAAGCTGGCAAATCAACTTCTTAAAGTAAAAAGAAAACAAAAGCAAGAACGTGATGAAAAGCAGGCAATGCTTCAACAGCAGATGCAAGCAGCTTCACAGTTAAAGTCCCAGCAAATGGCCGCACAAACAGCAATGCAAAAATCTCAATCAGAGATGCAGGCTAAAATGCAGATGAAGCAGGCAGAGATAGCTTTTGAAATAGAGAAGATGAAGAATCAGGCTCAACTAAAAAGTATGCTTATGGCTGAAGAGTTTAGCTATAACCAACAGCTTAACGGAATGGATGCTGAGGCTTTAGCAACAAGAGAAGCAGGTAGAGAGGAAGCTAAGTCAGGCAGAATAAGTCAGCAGAATTCAGAACAATCAAAACTAATTAACCAACGAAAAAATAATTTACCTCCTCAAAGATTTGAGTCTAATGAAGATAGTTTAGACGGATTTGATTTAGCGGAGTTTGACCCAAGATAAATAAATAAATAAATATGCCAGCAGATAGATTAAGAAATAGAAACAAAGTTATCCAAAGAAAACCGTTACAAAAAGCGCTAACGAATGCTAACTCAACTTCTGAGCAGCGAAGGCTTCAAGCGTTAGGAAAAAGCGTAACTCCAGTGTCAGTAGAAAGCACAAGAAAAGGTGCTTCAGGAAATGTGTCTTGGGTAGCTTCTGGAGCTGCAAAAGGATTAGGAGCACTCGTTAAGTACGCAGGTAAAAAACTAGCTAAAAAAGCTGCTATTAAGGGCACAACAAGCTAAATAAAAAGTATTGTTTAATGTACTATATTTGTACTAAAATTTAATTTAATGGAATTCAAAGTAAAAGAAGTAGGTGCTGTAGAAGAAAAGTCTGCTGCTCAAGTAGAAGAAACTCTAATAGAGAAAGTAGAACAACAGCATGAACAACAGCCACAAGCTGTAGAACAAACTACAGTTCCAGAGGAAACGCAAGGAACTGAACTAAGAGAAGAAGATGTTCTTGGTTATATTAAGAACAGATATGATAAGGATATATCATCAGTAGATGATTTGTTTGCGGAAAGAGAAAGCAACGAAGAACTACCTGAAGATGTGTCAGCTTATTTTGATTATAAAAAGAAAACTGGCAGAGGGATTGAAGACTATGTTAAATTAAACAGAGACTTTGATTCTTTAGATGAAGACCAGATTTTAACTGAGTATCTTTTAGCTACCGAAGAAGGTATAGATAAAGAAGATGTAGAATTATTAATGGAGGATTACTCCTATGATGAGGATATAGATGATGAGTCTGATGTTAAAAGAGCTAAGTTAAAAAAGAAAAAGGCAATTGTAAGAGCTAAGAAGTTTTTCAATGAACAGAAAGAAATGTATAAGCAGCCACTTGAGTCAAGTGCAACTGGTATTTCTGAGGACAATGAAGACTACAAGGCGTACAAGCAACATGTTGAGAATGCAAAGACTCAGAAAGATGACAACTCTATGAGAGTGGATTTCTTTAATACAGAAACAGACAAGGTGCTGAATCAAGACTTTAAAGGTTTTAAGGTTGACATTGATGGTAAGCAATTGTTGTACAGTCCAGGAGGGTCAGTAGAAGAGATTAAAAAATCTCAATCAAGTCTAGCCACTTTTATTGGCTCACACTTGAATGAAGATGGATTAGTTAAAGATGCAGGTGAGTATCATAAAGCATTGTCAGCAGCAAGAAACCCTGATAAATTCGCAAGGTTTTTTTACGAGCAAGGACAAGCAGCAGCAACGGATGATGTGACTAGAAAAATGAAAAACATTAACATGTCTACACGTTCTGCTCCTGAGGTAACTTCAAAAGGAGGAACTCAGTATCGTGCAGTAAATCCAAGTGAAGGTAAGGGGTTGAAAATTAGAAGTTTAAAAAACAAAAATTAACAACATTTAAAAAATTAAAAAATGGCAGGACAATTATTAGGGCCAAATACTGTTCCAACAGGACCAGGATTTCAGCTACAGCCAGCACCACAACAAGTGCCGTTGGCTACAAATTACATTACTGACTTCAACTTTTTGAACCAGTATTTACCAGACACGTATGAAAAAGAATTCGAGCGTTATGGTAATAGAACTATCTCTTCTTTCTTACGTTTAGTAGGAGCTGAATTACCAAGTAACTCAGACCTAGTGAAGTGGGCAGAGCAAGGGAGATTACACACAAAATATACACAGGTTGGGACTGGCGCAGTAGTCGCTGGAGGAAACGTAACCTTTGATATTAATGATGCATTAGTGCCAGACAGAGCTACAACAGGCTTAACTGCTGGAACTATCGCTGTACGTGTTGGTCAAACTATCGTAGTTACTAACAATGATGACTCAGGAGAGTTTAAAGGAATTGTAACTGCAGTAGGTATTGCAGGTGGATTAAACGCAAACCAAATTTCTGTAGCATTTTATGCAGCAGCAGGTTATACAGGTGGTTCAGGAGCAGGAAATGCAGATGCTACTATCTTTATCTATGGTTCTGAATTTAAAAAAGGAAGCAATGGAATGCAAGGTTCTTTAGAAGCTGAAGATGAAATCTTCGACAACTCACCAATTATCATCAAAGATAAGTATGCAGTATCAGGTTCTGATATGGCTCAAATCGGATGGATTGAAGTTACTTCTGAAAACGGAGCTTCAGGATACTTATGGTATTTGAAGTCTGAGCATGAAACTCGTTTACGTTTTGATGATTACTTAGAGACGTCAATGATTGAAGCAGTACCAGCAGAAGCAGGTTCTGGAGCAATTGCTGCAGGTGGTGACGTAGGGAACAAAGGTTCTGAAGGTGTATTCCATGCAGTAGAGAACAGAGGAAATGTATGGGCTGGTGGTAACCCAGTTGCTCTTGCAGATTTCGATGCAATCATTTCTCGTTTAGATAAGCAAGGTGCGATTGAAGAAAACGTACTTTTCTTAAACAGACAATTTGGATTTGACATTGATGACATGTTAGCTGAGCTTAACGGTTCTGCTCAAGTAGGTGCTAATGGTACTTCTTATGGTTTGTTTGATAACGACCAAGAGATGGCATTAAACCTTGGATTCACAGGATTCCGTAGAGGTTATGACTTCTATAAGTCTGACTGGAAATACTTAAACGACCCAACTATGCGTGGTGGTTTAACTGGAACTGGAGCTGTAAATGGATTGTTAGTACCAGCAGGTTCTACAACTGTTTATGACCAAATCCTTGGAAAGAATGCTAAGCGTCCTTTCTTACATGTACGTTACAGAGCTTCTGAAACTGAAGACAGAAAGTACAAGACTTGGATTACAGGTTCAGCTGGTGGTGCAGCAACATCTGATTTAGATGCTATGGAAGTAAACTTCCTATCTGAAAGATGTGTATGTACTATGGGTGCAAACAACTTTGTGATTTTTCAATCATAAATTAAATATGTAATTATTACCCTCGTTATTATGACGAGGGTAATTATTACTTTTATTAAATCTAAATTATAATCAAATGAAAAAAATTAACTTAGTCAATAAGACTTACAAACTTACCAAAGATGCAGCGCCACTTTCTTTTATGCTGCCAACTAGAAATTCAAGAAGATACCCATTAATGTATTTTGATGAAGCCACAGGACAAAACAGGGCTTTACGATACGCAAGAAACCAGAAGAGTCCTTTTGAGGATGAACAAGATGGAAACGCTATTGTAGAACCAATTGTTTTTGAAGATGGTTTCTTGAGTGTTCCAAGAACAAACCAGGCACTTCAAGAGTTCTTACATTTTCATCCAATGAACGGAAATAAATTCGTTGAGGTTGATACTGAAAAAGATGCTCAAAAAGAAATGGATGTTTTAAATTCTAGAGTAGATGCTCTTATAGAGGCTCGTCAATTAGATATTGACCAAGTAGAGGCTTTAGCTAGAGTTTTATTCAACACAGATGTTTCTAGAACTACCTCTTCTGAATTAAGAAGAGACATATTAATATATGCAGAGCAACAGCCAGACTGGTTCTTGCGTGCAGTCAAAGACCCTACTTTAAAATTAAATTCTAAAGTACAAGAGTTCTTTGCTCACAAGGTGTTAATATTTAAAAATAACAAGAGAGACGTATACTTTAATACAGATAAGAACAAAAAGAGAATGGTAAACATTCCCTTTGGAGAAGATGCATTCTACGTAGTAGCAGGGTATTTACAATCTGATGAAGGTATTGATGTATTAAAATTTCTTGAAAAAAACTTGGATAACAAAAAATAATCATTACTTTTGTAATCGAAGTGTTCATAATAATAAGGAGCTGATTACTCCAACTTGATTAAGAAGAGGCTGCAGAAATGTATCCTCTTTTTTTTTGCTTATCTTTGTAGTAAATAAAATGACAGATGAGCATAATTAATTCGGTACGAGAAACTGTGCTGTCGGTTCTTAATAAAAACAACTATGGGTATATTACTCCTAGTGACTTTAACCTATATGCCAAGCAGGCGCAATTAGATATTTTTGAAGATTATTTTTATCAATATAATTTTCAAGTAACTAAGGAGAATGCCAGGCAATCAGGAACAGGACTTGCAGATATAAAAAAATTATATGAAGACGCTATAGATATCTTTTCAAAACAAGATTTTCTTGAGCCAGTATATATAAATGGAGCTAGTGAGGTACTCACAAGCCCATCTTCTACTTCCACATATAGCGTACCAACAACACCTACAACAGGTGACAATTACTACCTTATTAATAAGGTACTATTACTTACAGAATATTTAGTTAATAACGGAAACAATACTACTGTTTCTCCTAATGAATTAATTGATTCAAACATAAACTTTTTTGCAGCTGGAGTACAGCCTGGAGATGTTGTTGTAAACCTAGACACTGGGAAGGTAGCTTCCGTTAGGTTTTTAGCAACCTCTGCAACTACAACATTAATCTTAGATAAAGATATTTTTTTAGTATCACCTCAGGCATATACTGTTTTAACTTTAAGAAACGGTCTTAATGAATGTGAAAAGGTTACGAATAAAAAGATTACACAACTTAACATGTCTAACTTAACTAAGCCTACTGAGTTGTTTCCAGCATACGCACAAGACGGAGTGGTAATTCAGGTATACCCACAGAATTTTCAATGGGGAGTAAATGTCGTAAACTCAGGATTAACATCTGCAGGAAGAGTCTTGTGTCAGTATATAAGATATCCTAAAGACCCTAAGTGGACATACGCTCAGCTTATAGGGGGTGAGCCTTCATTTAATCCATCAGATTCTTTGTATCAAGATTTTGAAATACCTGATGAAGATGAACCTACATTAGTAAATAAAATATTACAATACGCTGGAATGTCAATTAGAGAGGTTCAAGCTATTCAGTTTGGTCAATCAATGGAGATGAGAGAAACGCAAAACGAAAAACAATAATGGCATACTTAACCGAATATCAATACTACGAAAACACAGGAAGCCCTCATACAGAAGATGCTAACTGGGGTTCTTATCAATATGTAAGTTTATACGATATAGTAAACAACTTTATGTTAATGTACGCTGGGAATCATAGCTTAGTAAATAACGAAGAGCGATATAAAATATTGTTTCATGCAAAGCGTGCAATACAAGAGTTAAATTATGATGCGTTTAAAGAAATAAAAATACTTGAACTAGATGTGTGTGATACGTTAAGATACGTTATGCCGCCAGATTATGTAAACTGGGTTAGAATATCTCTATATAGAGATGGTGTTCTTAGGCCTTTAACAGAAAACATTCAAACAAACTGGAGTGACGCATATCTTCAAGACAACAAATGTAGAATATTGTTTGACCATGATGGAAACATTTTAAAGCCCTCTACGTCCACGATAGACATGCAGAGGATAGAAGGTACTAAAAGAAGCATTTACTTAAACCAGCAAAGCCCCTACAACAATAGAGAGGGTTATTGCGTAGATGGGGATTGGTATTTTGATTATGGAATTGGTGGGCAGTTTGGGTTGAATACAGAAACGGCTAACTCTAATCCTACTTTTTCAATAAATAAAAAAGCTGGAGTTATAAACTTTAGTTCAGACATGGCAGGAGAATTATGTGTTTTAGAATATGTATCTGATGGAATGGAAAGCGGAGATGATTCTTTAATAAGTGTAAATAAATTATTTGAAGAATATGTTTATGCCTACGTTTTATTCGCTATATTAAACAGTAAGTTTGGTGTACAAGAATATGTTATAGGTAGAGCAAGAAAAAGAAGCTCAGCCTTATTGAGAAACGCAAAGCTTAGAATTAGTAATATACACCCTGGTCGTTTAATACAGAACATTAGAGGTATGGACAAGTGGATTAAATAAACATGGCAGAAACTACTAGAAATTTTATCGCAGGTCGAATGAATAAAAGCGTGGATGAACGCTTGATTCCTAATGGAGAATATGTTGATGCCTTAAATATTAGACTTGGCTCTACAGAAGAATCTGAGGTTGGGTCTGTTGAAAATGCAAAAGGCAATAATCAGTTAACATCTTTAGCTTACCAAGGAATCCCTTTAAGTTCACAGACTAAATGTATTGGTGCTTACGAAGACGGTCAGAGAGAAACTTTATATTGGTTTGTTAATGACCCAGCACATGCATCAGGCGTTATTGTTGATATGGTGGTGTCATATAATGTACAGCAAAATCTTTTAACATATCACGTTATAACAGCTGACCCAGTAAAAACTATTTTAAACTTTAGCGAGGACTTTTTAATAACAGGAGTGAACCGAGTAGAAGACTTGTTGTTTTGGACAGACAACTACAATCAACCTAGGTTTATAAATATTACAAGAAACTATAATTCAAACTCACCTGATTTAGAAGAGCAACTTTTAGTTATTAAAAAACCTCCTGTAGCAGCTCCGTCATTTCAGTTAACAAACTTGTCTGGCGAAGAAAACTTTATAGAAGAAAGGTTTATAACTTTTTCTTATAGATATAGGTATGAAGATGGTGAGTATTCTGCATTGTCTCAATTTACAGAACCAGCGTTTACTCCTAAAGGATTTAACTACGCTATAGACTCAGGTTTAAATGAGGGAATGACTAATATTTTTAATAATGTAAACGTAACTTACAATAGCGGAGGTCCGCTTGTTAAAGCTATAGAGGTTGTATTTAAAGAAACCACCTCTAACGTTATTAAGTCTATAGAAGTTTTTAATAAAGAAAACCTAGGATACGCAGACAATACAGAGTATCAATTGAGTTTTTCTAACAGTAAGATATATACTGTAATTAACCCTACTCAGCTATTTAGGCTTTTTGACAATGTCCCTTTATTAGCTCAGGCTCAAACAATAATGGGAAATAGGCTTATCTATGGGAACTATGTTGATGGGTATGATTTACTTGATTTAAACACAAACCCTTTACGCTTAGAGTATTATTGCAACCTAATATCTGAAGACATTGGCGCTGAGGATGTGCCAGACAGGACAGAGAATTTTAATTACAGTATAGATGTAAACTTTAGCGCAACTAATTCAGCTGCATTTTTTGATTTAGATAATTTAGACTTAGTTGCTGGAGCTTCTATATTTTTTGACATTAGATATACTCATTTTGGTTTCACTGGACAAACTCCATTTCCTTCTCAAACATCAGGACTCTTAGATTTAGGATTTGTTTTTATACTTCCTCAAGATTTCAATAGCGTTTATGAGTTAGCAACAGACCCTTTGTTTTTACAGACCATAGGTACAGCTGCAAATATACTTCCAGTATACGACCCAGTCCCAGGAAACGAAACCTCTTGTGATGGCTCAACTATTACAGACGAATGGAATTGTGTAGTACCAAATAACTTGGATGCTTTTTCTAAGTTTGAAAGTGGTGTTACTTCTGCTGGCCAGCCAATAGAAATAATTACAAGCCCAGGAAGTACAGAGATAGGTTTTGTTATTCCAGCAATGGCATTTGTAGATGATTTAGCTGCTCCAACACAAACTGTTTATGAGTATTATAGCGTATCATTTGCTGAAGGTCAATATTCTGGTGTAGGAAATCCAACAAGTCTTCACAGTGATAGAGATTACGAGGTAGGGATTGTTTACATGGATGAGTTTGGACGCTCTTCTACTGCACTTGTAAGCCCAAATAATACAATACATGTTGGCTGCTCAGCGGCTCAGCTACAAAATAAAATAGAGGTAATCATACCGCCTTCTCAAATTGCTCCTTCATGGGCGGATAGATATAAGCTAGTACTAAAGCCAGATTTTGAGGATTACAATACAATATACACAAATATATTTATTGATGAAGCTTCAACTGCAGCTACTTACTTTTTATTAGAAGGAGAGAACGCAAGAAAGGTTGAAGAAGGAGACAGGCTTAGAGTTAAAGCAGATACAGCAGGTCCCTCATCGAGATGTCAGTACGCTACTGTTTTACAGAAAGAAGCTCAGGCTGAAGATTTTTTAGTTCCACCTCCACTAGACGATAGTGGAAACCCAATCCCTATTCCAGCTGGAACTTACATGAAGATTATTGCAAATGATTTTCAAGTAACTCAAGGAGATAATCCTACCATATTACCAGGAGGTAGAGGGACATGTAGGAGAAAAGGTAACCGACATCCAAAGCTTGGTTACCCTGTAAATATAGCAGACGAAGGAAACCCAGGTCAGTTTGTAGATTACACACTTCCAGCAGGGTCAAGAATAAATCTTTATGTTAAATTTTCAAGAAGAGGTAAAGGGAGCAGGTGTGAGAAGAGAGAATATGTTCTAGATTTAAAACTAGTAGCATCTCAAGATTATGATAATTTTAAAGAATGGTTTGATGGAGATAATATAGCGGCTAGGTTAGACCAAGGAGCTGCAAGCGTTTCTGGAGACCCTGATTGCCCCCCACCGTATTATCAAAACTACTACAACCCAGCATTGGGAACTGACGTTAATAATATGCCTACAGACCGATGTGTATATCAATGGCAGTTTCATCGTAACGCTACAACCAATCAACTTGTTCTTGGTTTAGTAGGAACAAATACCTGTAAAGGTACAGGGAGAGCTACTTCAAAGAGAGCATGTGTTGATGCTAATATTGAAGTTTTCAGAGCAGAAAACACATTAGTGTTTGAGACTGAGCCAAGAGAGGCTACCCCAGATTTATGGTATGAGTCAGCAGACGTATATAGTATTGACAAAGCAACAGGGAGACATGAAGGTAATGTGCAAAATCAAACAGGCTCAGCATCTGCAATTGTCTTAACTGATTTTTTTAACTGCTTTTCTTTTGGGAATGGAGTTGAAAGCTATAGAATACGTGATTCTATTATTGGAAAAGAATTTTCTTTAGGAGAAAGAACAACCTCTACATCTGAGTTAGAATTTAGGCAAGCACATCGTTTTTCTGATTTAACATATAGTGGTGTTTATAACAACGAAAGTAATGTAAACAAGCTAAATGAATTTAACTTAGGCTTGCTTAACTTTAAGCCATTAGAAGATATTTACGGACCTATTGAAAAATTATCTGGAAGAGAAACAGACATACTGGTTCTTCAAGAAGATAAAATATCGTATGTCTTAGCAGGTAAAAACTTATTGAGTGACTCGGCAGGAGGTGGAACAATAGCATCTGTACCTGAGGTTCTTGGAACTCAACTAGCTAGAATTGAAGAGTATGGTATCTCACGAAACCCAGAGAGCTTTTGTGCATGGGGATATGATAAATATTTCACAGACGCAAAACGTGGAGCAGTTATTAAACTAACAGGCTCAGCAGGTCAGAACGAGCAACTAACTGTTGTTTCTGAGGCTGGAATGAGGTCTTGGTTTAGAGATAGATTTAAAGACAGTTTGAACAAACAAAAAATTGGAGGGTTTGACCCTTACATGAATGAGTATGTTTTAAGCATGAACGATGAAGAGCTTCCATCTGAAGAGGTTTGTATTGCATGTGGAATTGAAAGAACGTTTACTTTCCCAGAGGATAAAACTTTTGAATATTGTATAGACTTAGGATTATTAGTTGGGAACACAGATATAGAAATTATCGCAAGCAATTCATCAGGCAGTAGTATAGGAATTATATACAACGGCTTGCCTGTTGTTCCAACAACTACTCTTTCTGATGGAACAACTACTTTTACTTTTGATAAAAATGTTGTAAGTGAGAACGAGTCTCAGGTAACCTTGAGTGGGATAGCTGGAGCTACAATACAAGTTACTGTTAAGTGTCCTGTTGCTGATATTATTAACGTGTACCAGGTATGTATAACTAACTCAACTGATGTTGGAAAAAACATACATAACGAGTACAGGTGGATTGATGGAACATATCAATCTCCTTTACATTCACAGCAAGTATCTTTTATTGATGGAACTGATTTTATTATTATTAGTCAGTTTGATTCAATTACTGCACCACAAGGAGCAGGTGTTGTACCAGCTGATAATGCATCAGTTCAGGTTATCTGCAACAAAAGAAATACTGATAACTTTGTTTTTGAGCCAACTGAAAATGAGTTTTATGCTTTAAGAACTAACACAACATATACAGCTACACCAGCTGATATTATTTCTTTAATAACCGCAGCAGGAACAGCGCTACCTTTAGATGTAGCACTTGCTCCAGAACAGTATATAGGGAATTATACAATGACAGCAACTGGGTCTAACTTATATTTAGTATACGACTACAGACAACCAACGGAGGCAGAATTATGTTTTGGAACAATAGATGCACTTGATGTATGCTGTGACTGTGTCGTACCTCCCACTGGTCCTCCAGACGCAACTTTAAACTTAACTCAACAATTTTTTAATTGTACAGACCCAAGCACAGGATTTAGTTATAAGCCTCAAGCTTCAGCTACTTTAGCAAAATGTGGTATGGATGATTTCTTTACAGATATTGTTCAAGGAGACTATAGCTTATCTCAGTGTACTTCACAACCAGCGTTTCAATATTATTCAACCTATGGTATTACTGTTGGAAGTCAATTATATGAAAACGGTAGTCCTGTAGGAGCAAGTAGACAAGGGTTTTATTTATACAGAGGAAGTTTAAATGGCCCAAGTGATATACAATATTATTACGTAGACCCTACAAACACAAGTTATATTATTCCTAATGATTGGTTTTTACTGGAGATTGCAGCTAATGGGACTATAGCTTCTATAACACAATATAATACAATAACCTGTATTTAATAAAATAAAATAAAATGGCAGTATCAGGAACATATTATTTAAACGGACCAGACTTAGCGAGCTCAACGGCAATTTTTGCTGATGATGAAATGAATGTTTGCGCTCCTAACGGATTATATTCAAATGGCATAATTGTGCGTGAACTACTTAACTGTGTTCTATTGCCAGCTCAGCCTTGTCCACAATGTGCTTTGCCTTGTGGTAATGTTGCAGGAGAATCTCAGGATATAAACGGAACTTTCTTAGGTCAAATTAGTGGAGGACCAAATACAGGTGCAGTAGTAATTTACTCTATTGTTGGAAACCTGATTCCAGATGGAGTTCTGGTTACGTATAATGGGCAGACATATAATCAGCTCACATACATAGGAAACGTAGGAGGACCAGTAGGGCTTAACACCCCATTAGGTCAGCCGACATACTATGGTTCAAATAACAATACGCCAGTAAGCACTACATCTCTTCCAATATACACTATACAAACTGACGGTTCATATATACCAAGTGGAAATTCTCAGCCTATTACAGTTACTGCAAATCAGCTAGACCTTAGAGGTGGAGGAACAAGAGTTTATACTCAGGTTATTCCTAAAAACTCAACTAGTGTTAGTACTTTAAATGTTGATTTTTATGCGCCAATCCAAGGAACGTTTTTTTCTTTTCAAACAGACTGTCCTATTCAACTAGATAGTTTTTTAGGTTCTGGAATTCAAGCAGATGACACTTGTGCTGCTGCAACAATAAATTATTACTTTGCACAAAACGCAACTACGACAGCAACATTTCCAATAACATTTACTCCTGAAACATTAGCAACCCCAGGTATTGGGAACTACGTGTTTCTAGATGATGGTGGAGGTACAGCAATAAACAATACGGCAACTAGTCAGTTTGTAATATTAGCTGACAGTACATATATTGAAATACAGTATGGTATTGTTATAGCTACTGGAACATGTACTCCAGCAGGACTTCCATGTGGAGGAACTTTGGTTCCCCCACAAGGAGCAAGAGGTGTATATCAATTAGATATAGATGCAGGAACTACAGTGTCAGATACTGGAGCTATTATAGTTTATTTTAATCCTGCAGATATTCCTGACGGAATAAGAGTATTATATGATGGTGTTTTTTACAATAGACTATCAAGCGCTTCAGATGGAAACTTACAGTCTACTAGTGGTGTGGCAAATGCCTTTACTATACTAGGAGACCCTACAGACACTTGTGTTCCAGCTACACCTAATACAAGTGTTTATAACGCTTTTAATGGCTATGACTCAAATGGATGGATACCAGATACCCCTTCTACTCGAACTATAACAATTAATGCAGGAGATGATATTAGAGGAGGTCAGGCTCAAAATAATCTTATGGTTATACCTAAGCCAAACGCATCACCAGGGACTGTGTCTATAGAGGTTTTAGGTCCATGCGCAAGTACAGGATGGTTTTTGACAGTAGAGTGTCCTGCGGCTTTACCTAGCTTTACGGCTAATGCTATTGGTTCTACTACTTTCTGTCAACCTGTAACAGGAACTTTTTTCTTTGCAAGATTTTTTAATGCAGTCAATGCTTATCCTGTTCTAAACAACCCTATTTTCTTAGACCATGACGGAGTGACTAGGGCTACAGACCAAAACTATTTAATGGATAACGGTCAATATATTACAGTAACAAACGGAGTTGTAAGTAACATACAAACTTGCATCCCCCCAACGTAAAAATAAAATATGGAAAATTACACAGTAACATATAGTGAATCTGCCAAGGGATGGCCGTCATTTTATTCTTACTTTCCTGAAGCAATAAAGGGAATGAATCAGTTTTTATTCACTTTTAAATCAGGGAACTTATATCAGCACAATGCAGATAATGTGCCTAGAAATAATTTTTATGGGATACAAGGCAAGTCAACATTAACAAGTGTTTTTAACGAGTCTCCTTTAGATAATAAGAAGTTTAAAACAATTGCTTTAGAGGGTGACGATTCTTGGGCAGGAACTTTTGTTACCGACTTGCAAACAACTGGGTTTATTAATGAAGACTACTTTGAACAAAAAGAATCTGACTGGTTTGCATTTATAAGAAATTCTGGAGGTGTACCTGCTATTAACGAGCAATACTCATTACGTTCTTTGACAGGCGTTGGTAGTAGTGACAACGTTGTTATTGGCGCTGGAACTGCAGCTATTACGTTTATACCGCCTACTACTATAGGTTCTATTTTATCTGTAGGAGATGCCTTTTATTTTGGATTGCTAATAGGTAGTTTATATACCCCTAATTTAGCAGGAGAGGTAACGTCTTTAGTAAATCAAAATGACGGAACATCTACAGTAACTATTAATACTTTAATTCCTGGAAGCGTGCCAATCCCTGGTGTAAATGAATACTTTTTATACATAAAAAATTCAATTGCAGAGTCTCAAGGAGTGATGGGTCACTTTTGTGAATTTACATTAACCAACGAAAACACTTCATCGACAGAATTATTTGCAGTAAAAAGTCAGGCATTCAAAAGTTTCCCTTAAAATTCATATCTTTGTAAAAGTTATGGGTATATTAAGTATATTTAAAAGAAAAGAAAATAAGCCTGAGGAAATATTAGATTACGTCCACCAAAACAGGGGGCTTCTTTGGGATAACATTAATGAATTTAAACAAAATCTTATAGCCCACGAAGGTTCAGTAAAGCATCATACATCAGAAATGGAGAAGATAATGCCTTTGAATCATCATTTAAAAGATGGGTTATATACTAGAGAAATATTTATGCCTAAGGGAACATTAGTGGTTAGCTTTATTCATAAACAAAGTCATCCTTCTTTTTTTTTAAAAGGAGAGATGTCAGTTTTATTAGATAGTGGAGAGGTAAAAAGAATTAAATCACCAATGAAAGTAATGACTGAGATAGGAACTCAAAGAGTAGCTTACATACATGAAGACACGACCTGGGTTTGTGTTTACAGGACAGACGCAAAAACAATAAAAGATGCTGAGGATGAGGTATATACAGAAAATTACAAAGACCTTCCTGAGCACGTTATATTAAATAAAAAATTATTATGTCAGGAGCAATAGTAGCAATAGGAGGATTAGCACTTTCAGTAGGAACAACAGCAATGAGTTTCGCAGGAGCTGCAAAACAAAAAAGAGCAGCGAGAGATGCAGAAAGAGCAGCGGCTATGGCTATGGCTGAAGTTGAAAAGGAACTTACTAAAAACGAAATGGATGCTCTTTCAATTAACAAAGAAGCTTACGAAATAATGGAAGACCAGGTTGATGCGCAGGTAGCAACTCAAATGGCAGCTAACAGAGAGGGCGACCAGCGTGGAGCAATTGCTGGAGCTAATAGAGTTCAAGCAGGTAATTTAGAAGCTGCTGGACAAATAAGGACAGCTATGGGCACTGACCTAGGAGATTTAGAAAAGCTTTCTGCAGATGAGGCCACAAGAAAAAGTGATATTAGAACTCAGATAAAATTAGGTGAAGCTGGTGGTGCTCAGAGAGCCGCAGCCGAGGCTTCTGACGCAAGCGCTCAGTTAAAGCAAGAAGCTTTTGCAGGTGTTGCTAATGTAGCTCAACAAGGTTTAGCTATGGTTCCCACCTACTCAAGAAGCAAGGACGCTAGGCAGGTTGCAGGAATGCAGAGAGACTTTAAGAAGGATGCAAGAAAGGAGTTTTTGGCAGGGGGTGGAACACGTAAAGAGTTTAATAACCAATATAGCGAAGGACAGTTTCAATCTAATGTTGGTGGGTTAAGCTATGACGCAGATAAATTTGGTAGCCTTGGAACTACTCAGGTAATGAACGCAGATGGTACTGCAATGCAAGACACTGCCATAACAAGCTTTGACCAATTGTCCAAATTAAGCCCAGCAGAGTTTCAGTTACAGCTGCAAATGTATACACCTGCTCAGAGAAATATGATTATGTCTCAATTAAGCGGTAACTTTCAATAATAGAAGTAGCAAATAAAAACAACAACACATGAGTTATTACGGATACGTAGAAAGAGAAAACGCAGCTGGTGTGAACTGGCAAGAGATAGGTGCTAACTTGTCAAAAACCCTACTTGATGCAAGTGCTGCAAGGCAGGCAAAGAGAGATGCTTTTGATGCCTCTACAAGAGAATATCAAGACATACTTAATGACGCTCCTTCTGGAGACTTCAAGACTGCTAATGCTTTTGCTTTAGGTCATGCAGCTGACGCTTCACGTATGCGATTAATTCAAGACAGGTTATTAAAGAGTGGTGTAATGAAAGACAGAGATTATACCGTAGCTCGTCAGAATTTAACAGATGGAACTAAACAGTTGTTTGGTTTATCTAAGGAGTATCAAGCTGAGTATACTAGTAAAATGGAAAGACTTGAAAATGGAGAGAGTCAAGTTGTAGAGTCTTGGTTGATGGAGCAGATAGAAGGATTATCAAACCTAAAGAACTCACAGTCTTACATAAACTCTGAAGACGGAAGCGTAAGTATTGGTAAGATGGTTGATGCTGGTAATGGAACTAGAGTAATGAGCAAAGACCCTAACGACTTTATGACTGTAAATCAGCTGCGTAATAGATATAAACAAAAATATGATGTGTTTGATGTATCTGCAACTATGACTACTGAAGCAGACAGGTTAGGTACATTTATAACCAGTATAAGAGCTGCTGGAGGTCCAACATATGCTGGGGATATAACAAAGCTTTTAGACTCTACTAAGCGTGGAACGATAGGGACAGCAGGTGAAAAGGCTGTATCCAGCTTTCTTACCATGGAAAAAGATATGATTAACGGCTATGTATCAGCAAACCCTTTAAATGGGTTATCAGTCCTTACTAATAGTTTGTCTGTAAACCCAGAGACAGGTAAAAACTTTATGCCTACTTTTGATAAGGATGCAGCTGCTAAAGACCCTAACCTAGTATTATTAACGGATGACGGAAGCGGAACTATAACTCCTGAATTTTCTAAGAAACAAAAAGACTTAATATTTAAGACTGTTCAAACAAACTTTAGAAATAAGATAGACAGAGAGGAAACAATCTCTACATATAACGAGCCTAAAGAAAGTACTGCAGAAATAAATAAAGGAGACCAAGAAAACAAGGATAAGAATGTTGTTAGTAATTTAGGTAAGCTTTTCTATGGTGATGATGCTGGCGTGCAAGAGGCTGCTGATTTCTTAAGAGGGATTAACCCTAACATTGATACAATAGATAGAACTGGAGATGATATAATTATAACATACCTTGACGGTAAAGCTTCAGAAACAAGACCATGGGTAGGTGCAGATGGAACACCGCTTGACCAAAGTGCTTGGATTACAGCTAACGCTAACTTCTTTTTAGGTGATAAGAATAAAATTACTGATATAAATACTGTGCTAAATTCCTCAGGATTAGACCTTACTAAGAAACGTAACGAGACATCTACAGGCTTTAGTGCTGGTGATACTAAGACACAAGAAACTACTAAAGAGGCTTACAGAAGAATTGTGTTAGACGCAAAAATAGATGGAAGTAGAGCTTCGTATGCTGACTCTAACGGCAATCCTGTTGATAATGCTAATGGTGAAATGGTGAAGGCCTTTAAAGATAGTTTACCAGCAGACTTTACACTAACAGAAACCTATGGTGTAGGAGGTAATAAAGATAGATTTGTTAAGGTTAAAATGAAAGGTGGAGGTGAGATAGAGATTGATATAACTAAGTCAGACTACGCAGATAAAATAAAAGACTTCATAATGAAGAGTCAGGAAAATGAAAAAGGTCTTAAAACACAGGCACTAGCCACCCAAGGGAAAAAGCGGACAGGTACAACAAAAAGAACAGGACGTGGTACAAGCGGTTCAGCTGGTGGTGCAGGAACAACAGTGAACTCTGGAGGAGTAGGGGCAGGATATAACGGAAAACCTTAATTAAATAAAAACACATGAACGAACAAGCGATTATAGATTCTTTTGGATTATTTCAGCAAGAAGGTTACAACGGAACTATTGATGACTTTAAAATGCTTATGGCTAACAACACCAATGCATTGGATGATATGTTTGGTTTATTTGTAAGCCAAGGATACCGTCAGTCTAAGGATGACTACTCCGTTCTTATTGGAGTAAAGCCTCCGAAGACAGTAAAAAAAAAAGATATTACGGAATCAGATTCGGAAGTTGGTTTATTGGAGCAGTTCAAGAATAAGTTTAATTTACAAGACACTGAGGCTGATGTTAGAGAACAGCCACCAGTACAGGTTCAAGACAACACACTTATTCCTGAAGTAAAACCTCCAGATGTAATCGCTCAGGTAGAAGCTAGAGAATCTAAAGAGGCCTTTGATACTCAGAGGGCTATAGACATGGAAGATTTTCAAAAACAAGAAAAGCTTGACCAAGAAGCAGCGCTTGAGCAGCTTAAGATTAATCAGTCTTTATTAACTCAGGGTGAGCAGTTTCAGAACGACCTGTCAATTATAAATGCTAATCTTATTGACCAAGAAGAAGAAGAGGTTGTTCCTAAGCTAAGAGATAAGTTTCAGAAGTATGGTTTTACTTTTGAAGAAAGTGGTTTCGGAGACTCTATGGTTGTGTCAAACTTTGACAATACCCAAACAGTAACAATAAACCTTGACCCTTTTACTACAGAAACAGAGATATTACAATCTCAAAAATTAAAAAACTTTTTAAGTGCAAATGCTCTTGAGCAGTTTCAAACAAATGAACTTTTAGACTTTGATGGACAGTCAGATAAGGCGCAAAACTTGCGTACAGTTGGAAGGATAAATCCTGACGGAACTACATCTACTGTACTAATGACTTCTTTCGAGGCAGATGGAAAGTATTATGCAATGCCTACACTATTTCCTAAGAACACTGAATGGTATGGTACATCTCCTGATGACTGGGTTGAGCCTGAGTTTGCTGAAGCAAAGAAACTTGCTGAGGAACGAGGTGAGATATTTCAGTTTGATACTGAAGATGAGGCACAGAGATTTGCAGAGGGAGCTTGGAAAGACAGCCACTCCACAGATGTTATAGGTAAAAAAATATATAGCGAGGTAGGATTAAACTTTAAAGCTGAGCAAGCTAAGTATGATGAGTATCTTAAAGTGAGAGATAAGATAGACTTTATAGAAGCTCAGGTTGGTGATTTTGATAATGACTATATTGAGGAGTTAACTCCAGAGCAAAGAAAGCAATACAAGGGTCTATATGTAAACGGACAACTTCGAGATGACACTGATGTGATACTATCAGAGCTTAAGGAAAAAGAAGCTGCCTTATATAGTGAGGTAAGTAGCGAAGAGATGCTAGAGCTTAGAGAGAAATATGACCTATTATTACAAAAAAAATATTCAGCATTAGCAAAGGAAGCTTCAGGAGCAAACTATCAAGCCCTAGCTTACGAGGATGCTTTACAGGTAGAGTCATTAAGCACGTTTGGTGTAAGACTAGAAGACCTTACTGACATCCAGCCGCAAAACGAACAGCAAGCTGAGTTGTTAGACAAATTTAAGATACAGAAAGTATCCCTTAATGCAGAGAAAAAACATGCTGCAAACAAGTACGAGATGGCTAAGACTTTTTATAGCGCCAAGTACGACAAGACTATAACAGATAATTTTGAAGAAGGAGCAGCTGCTGTTTATTCAGAACTAACAAAAGGTTTGAATGATGGTAATGCGTCTGAAATAATACTTCAGTTATCTACAGGTATGGCTTTTGATTTCCAGTCCTTAGACCTTGATGATGAGGATGATAGAAGGAAAGCTGCTGAAATGATAGTAGCCTTGAAGACTAAGAATAGAGGGAAAAAAGATTCAAAAGCTTTATCACGATGGAATAGGGCTGAAGGTTTTAGAGAAAGCATGGATGCTTTTATAAGAAACCCAAAAGAACTAGCGTTAGCTATGGCTGCAAACTCTATCGGTATGATGCTTCCTTATGGAGCAGAATTAGTTACAGGCTCTACAGCAGTGGGAGCTGCTTACGGAGGAGGAACAGGAGCTATGGCTGGAGGAGTTGGGGCTGTCCCTGGAGCTATAGCTGGTGCAGCAACAGGGCTGAAAGTTGGAATGTCTTTAACGGCTTTATCAATGGAATACACTAACGAGTATTTTGCTGCTATGGAATCTAATGGATATGATGTTCTTAATGCTAAGGATGTTGAGCTTGCTATGCAAGACGATGCTGTTTGGGCATTAGCAAAAGAGCGTGGTTTAAAGCGTGGTATCCCTATTGCTTTAGTTGATTACCTGACTGCAGGATTAGCTGGTCGTGTTTTTCAGGTAGGAAAAGTTGCAACTCGAACTAAAAAGATTGCTTCGCAATTAGCAGAGCGTGCCATATTTGACCCTATTGGAGAGATGGCTGGAGAGGCTCTTGCACAAGTTGTGGTTGGAGATGAATTAGATTTTAAAGAGATAGCCGCTGAGGGTATCGGAGGCTTTGGAAACAACGCCAGTATGATGGTGGTAAACAAGCTTATAGACGGAAGAAATAATTCCAATATAGAACTAGCGTCTAAGCTAACAGATATAAACTTTATTGTAAACGAGAAAGAATCAGATACTAGAATCTCTGCGTGGACAAACAACATGGTTGAGCTTGGTAAGATTAATGAAGACCAAGGGCAGCGTATACAGAAAAACTTAGGCCTGTCTAAGGATGCAGACAACATGCTAGATTTTGGAGCTAGCAAAAATAAACCAAACAACAAGAAAGTTAAGGCTAGACTAATGGAGCTGTTGTCTGCTAAAGAAGAATATTCTGCAGACACAAATCGTAGAGAGGTCTTTGGTCAGAAGATAAAAGACATTAACGGAGAGATTGCTTTCATACTAGAAAACAAATCATTAGCTCCGCAAGAAAACAGAGCTAAGATAGATGCTATATTTTCTCCAGGCGTAGAGGTTGGAGATGTAAGAGCTGAGTTATCTCAGTATGTAATTGACGGAAAGTCTTACAGTAAACAAGAGTTTTTAAAACGTCTTGGAAAAATGTCAGTACGTGAGCTAACTAAATTTAATGGTAAGGTTGCAAATGACGAGGAGGTTGCTAAACAATTAAAAGATAAAATAGATGCCGTTCAAATCACAGAAACAGAGAGCGTGGATGCACGCCAACAAACCGAAGATAGCCAAGGAGTGGGAACAGGAGTACCCATCCAAGAAACCACAGAACTTGAGGCCACCGAAACGGAACAAGTAGAAGGAACTGTAGCTCCCACAACTAAGCCAGAGACTAAAAGGTTTCAAGATAGTGATGTTATTTTAAAGGAAGAAACATTTACTGTAACCGATGAGGATGGTGGTAGAGTGGTAACAACAGTGCGTACAAATTTAGATGGTTCACTTAGAAAAGCAGAAGTTGAAAATTTTGATGCAGATGGAAATAGTTTAGGCAAAGGAAGAGATATAAGTCTTGCTGACAATAATAAAGTTGTTGAAAAGGGATTAACCGCAGAGCAGTTACTAACAGATAGATTAGTTGAGGGTGAGGTTATTGAGAAAACAGAGAGAAGTGGAACTGAAATAAATAATCCTAAAAAAATAGCAGGCTTAACAACTGAACAAAAACAGAGTTTAGGTATAGAAACTAATACAACTGTAGCTCCCACAACTAAGCCAGAGACTATCGTAGCGGTAGCTCCATTCTTTGATACTACAATAGAGAGTGCTGAACAGGCACAGACCTTAAGAGATAGTGAAGGGTATCAGCAGTACAGGAACAACCTAACTGGAATAGGTCAGCAACTAGGATTAGAGGTTGAGGTTGAAGAGGGTATTGGTGGATACAAGAATGACGCAGGTACAGAGATAGTAGAGATATCTAATAGGGTTGTATTAAAGAATGCAACAATAGAACAAGCACAGGAGTATGCTGCATTAGCAGCGGCCTTAGCGCCTGAAACACAAGAGAGTAGCATAGCTGCTGAATATGTAGAAGAGGGTTCTGAAAAGCATAATGGAAACGAATACATATTAAATGTATCAGATACTCAAGGCGTAATGAATGCCTTGAAGAAAGCAAAGATAACAGACTATAGTATTAATGAAGATACTGGAGAGGTAAGTTTTATAAATATATTTGACTTTGACAACCCAGAACTTCAAGATAAAATAGGTATCTTTGTAGAGGAATTAGAAGCTAATAATATTACTTATGAAAAACAAAACTACCGAGCAGTCAACTCCGTCTATGTCGACCAGGGAAAAAGGAAAGAAATTCTTGGACGAGCTGCGAGCCAAAGGTCCACTGACAGACAAACTGGGTCAGACATTTATAACTCGCTCCTCCAAGCAATAGAGAACGATGCTAAGTTCGAGGGAATAACTACTGAAGAATACTTCCCAGGATTTAAAGAACTACAAGCCAGCTCAATCGCAGCGGCACAAGAAGTGTCAGACTTAGAGTCTGCATTAGATTCTAAGGTGGATTTTAGAAAAAAAGAAGATGACACATTTACCCCAGTACAAGATGAGGTAGACGCTGTAACTAAAGCTATTAACAATACTCAGTCTGGAAACATATCAACTAACCTAGTAATAAAACCTGAGGGTTCTATTGATGTTTCAGAACTAAATAAAAGAACAGACAGGAAGTTGCCATCTATAAAAAACTTATCTGTAATAGATGGTATACCAGTTGTGTTTACAATCTCTGACCAATTAACAACTGGAGATGTAGTCAACGTAATAACTGGAAACACTATAGGTAACTTAAGAGGTGGCTTAGGTTTTACTGGAACAGAAGGAAATGAAAATGCTGCGTGGGCTAACACCACCGAAGAGGAAGTTAATGTGCTTATAGCTAAAGCTCAGCAAGTGTTTAAGGATAACAAAGAAACCTTTGAAGCTTTCTGGAAAGCTAACCCAGAGTTCAATGGATTAGTTCCTATGCCTGTTGTGAAAATGGGAGAAGGCTCTATCCGTTCTAACGAAGCTTCGTTCAGAGTTTTAGCAGACAACCTAAGCACTGTTCCTAAAAAAAATAAAGTTGCAGCATTAAATGTTCTAAAAAATGTTATCGCTGAAAAAATACAAACAAGAAAAAGTTCTATAGCTGAAGGAGGTAAAAGTAAAACCACTATTAAAAATTATGAGAAAGAAATAAAAAACTTTCAAAATATTTTAGATACTATTTCTAAAGATAAGATTAAATCTTTAGAGCAAGTGTTGTCTGTTGATTTTTTAAAACAGCAAGTACTTCCTGGAAGAGAGCAGCTTATGAGTTTAATTACTTCAGGGTCGGTTAGAAGAGCTGGTCAACCCAAAAAGAAAGTAGGCACGCCTAGCAAGCCTGTAATTGTTTCTTTACTAGAAGGAATGGACATGAATGAAGCTAAACGTTTAACATCCATTCAAGAGATAACAGACGTTATAACTGAACCACAGTTACAAGCAATCCCACAGCGTAGCATTATTGCTTTGCAAGGTATAGATGTTTTAAACCCAGGGATTATACAAACAAACCATCCTAACTATCCTGTTGGACCTAGAGGAAAAACTATAGGAATATTAGAACAGCCAGTATCTTTAGTGGATACATATCCTGAAGCGTATAAAGCTGCTATGGCTGGGCTAGTTAAAGTAGATTCTAAAAGAGATGTTGTCTCTAAATCAAAAGAAAAAGCTAGTAAAGGAAAATTAAAAGCTGGAGACTTAGACGCAGCAAGCGTAGGCACAATATTAACTCAAAAACTAGGGGTTCAATACGGATTGCCTGGGCTTGAATTTATTGGAGCAGTGAGTGAGGGTAGCATGGATAATGTTTCTAAGCTAAACAACTTCATGAATATTGCGTTTCCTTCTGTAAATATATCAACAGATACTGAAACGTTTAACAATGTAATGGAGTCAGATGGTGTGAAAAAATACCTTAAAGGAGATGAGGTTATCTATGGAGTTACTGTAGATGGAGACATCTACTTAAATCCTGACGTGCATAATTCTCAATCTGCTTTATTTAATACAACTATTCATGAGATGGGCCACGTGTGGACTGACTATTTACAGACCACAAAGAAAGGGAAAACAATTTACTCTCAAGGTGTTAAGCTTATAGAACAAACAGAAGAATATCAAACTCAATTAAAAAACTTTAACGGAGACAAAGTCAAAGCAGCTAACGAAGCCATGGCTATACTCATAGGAAATAAAGGGCAAACTATTGCTGACGGAGCTGTAAAGAGTGAGTTTACTCAATGGCTATTAGGTATGTGGAACTACATAAAGTCTCAATTTAAAATGTCTAAAGATTTATCTGTTGAAGAGATTCAGGATTTAACTCTTGACCAATTTATAGGAACTGCGCTTGCAGATATATTTTCTGGTAAAGAAATAAAACTTAAGGAAAATCAATTAAAAGCTTTAAAGAATCCTGATGCTGCGTTTAGTAAAACAGATTCAATGGGAGTTATCATTGATAAAGGAAGACAGAACGGATTCTCAGACGCATCTATTAAACAAGTTTTAAAAGGGAGAGGCTTCAAGGTTGCGGATATAACCGCAGCAATGGAGGTAAACGTAGATGCATTTACTCAGTTACCAGAAGCGTTTGGTAGAGTAGAAGGCGGTGTCAAGGAAGGAATGCAGTTGTTTAAGGATGTAAGAGAGAGCTTGTCTAAGTTTATTACTCCAGAAAAAACAATGGCAGAGGTAAGACAGAAGGCTATGGAGCTGATGAAAGAAAATGCTGTGTACAAAGCTCAGCCTGAACAAACCCAGATGGAGCTTCTAACAGACTTTGACAAGACTTTAAACACAAGAGCTAATGTTGTTGTGCAAAAGGAAATATCAGCTCTTAGAAACAACCTAAGACAGCGTAAGATTAATAGTCAGAACCTAAAAGCTGCACAGATACAGCTGAGAAACTTTATAAGAAAAGCTTTACCTAAATCTAAAACGTATACTCAGGCTCAAATAAATAAGCTAGTATCACGTGTAAGTAAGTCAACAGTGGATACGTTCCAGGCTGACACAGAGTATGTTCTTAATATCGTAGACCAGCAGAAAGTTAAGATGAAGAAGTCATTGGTTAACGACATGCTTAAACTAGTCAAAGCAAAAGCCATGACTGCATTTACTAAGTCTGGTAAGCGTAGGGCTAAAGGATTAAGTAAGGAAGGCACGGCTTACTTCAAAGCTGTCAAGCAAATATTAACTGCTGATGTAGACCAGTTAAATGAGATACAAGAAAAATTACAGGCAGAAAGTGGTGAGATAAATAGTCTTATAGAGAAGCAGCTAGATGGTGATACTCTTACTCAGAAAGAGCAGGCTAAAGTAAACCTAGCCTTGGCTATGGATACCTTTGGTGATGTATCTAACATGAGCTTTGAAGAGGTTCAAGGACTTATGCAGCAGCTTAAAGATGTAAGAGCTGACTCAATTGCTACGTTTAAATCTAGAAGACTCGCCAGAGTAGAAGCTAACAAGGCTATGAAAGCTGAGGCTGACGAACAGATTAAGGATACTAATCCAGTTCTGTTTGATAAAGATGGAAATGTTTTAAATGAAAATGAGAAGATTGCTAGAAAGAATGAAATCATATCTCACTTTAGAAACTTTGAAATAGGAAAAGCCTTTACTGCTTTATCAGAAGCAATGTCTTTTAGTAATGCCTCAGAGTATATAAGAAACATGAAGCAGATATTTCAGCACCTTGGTACTATATCTAATATACTAGACAGAGTTACTGATGGCAAAAATTTCTTTACAAAGAATGTATACAACGCTCTTAACAGAATGGATGACCTAAACAATAGTGGGTTGTATCAAACTCAAAAGAAGCTTGATGATATAGCTAATACAATCCCTGGTATTACTAATGGCATAAGAGATGTTTATTCTAAACTAAACTCTGGTGTTCATAAATTAAACCTAAAACGTAGCGATACTGGAAGAGAGTATACAGATAGTTTTAATGCAGATGAGCTTATGCGTATATATGCATTGAGTTTGAATGATATACAAAGACGCAAGCTTGAAGCTCAAGGGATAACTCCTGATGTTTTGGCACAAATAAAAAATATCATAGGTCCAGAGGCGGTAGAGTTTACTGATAAGACTGTAAACTTTTTAAGTAACGAATATTTTGAAGGTGTTAACGATGTTTACTCATACGTCAATGATGTTAACCTAGGGTATGTAAATAACTATTTCCCAACGTCTACTATACAGAAAGACGTGAAGGAAACAATGGTTTCTGATGGAGACTTCAGTGGTATTTTTAATGCTGAGTCTGCTCCTGCTTTCAAAGAAAGAGTTGATGTGAAGGCTGATGTAAACCTGCATGCAGGTACATTTACTAACGTGCTTAACAATCATGTTCAGACAATGGAGAAATACAAAGCCTATGCAGTAGGAACTAAAAGGCTTAATGCATTATTTAAGATTGATTCTGTTAACGCACTGATAGATGCAATGGGTGTAAGAGGTTCAATAAAAAAAGCAATTAACTTTGCGGTAAATCCAAACTCTGGTAAAGATGCAAGCTTAAGCGTTAAGCTAATCGCAAAATTACAAACACAGTTCACAGGTTTTGCCTTAGCTTTTAAAGCTATTCAGATAGCTAAACAGGCTACCTCTTTTATAAACGCTTTTGAAGACTATAGTTATTTTTCTAAAGACTCTAAGGTTCCTAACATTGTTAAGAAAGCAGTTGACTATCCCATGTTTATGATAGACGGAGCAAAAGTTGTTTTATCTTTAGGCAAAGACCTAGTTGGAAAGAAAGGAGCTGTAAGAGAAGCTATGGAGATATCTCCTACGTTTAGAAAAAGAGTAGAGCAAGGTCTTGAGGGTGATGTTTATGGATTAGAATCTGGCTCACAAACATTTAAGAAAACTGCATTGACTGGTGGTAGGCTTAAGAAAGCACAGGCTGGTTTTAAAACTGCGGCAGCTTCACCAACAATAATTGGTGATGTCTTAGGTGTTATGGGTTACATGATTAACTACAAACGTAACATTGCAAATGGAATGAGTAAGGCTGAAGCTGTCTCTGCCTTTAATGATTACAATGCTACTCAGCAATCACGAAGAGGAGCTGATAAGATTCCATTACAAATGAACAATAACATATTTGTTCGTGCATTTACAATGTTTGGGAGTACATTATTCCTACAGATGAATAAGGTTATGCAGAGTACCACCAATATATCAAGAGACATTTCAAGTAAAAAAGTCCCACGTTCAAAAGACACAAGGTCTCTAGCATTAAACCTAGCGGTAGCTAATGTACTTTTTGTTGGCGTGTCTAACATAGCTAAGTTTATTAAGGGAGATGATGAAGATAAGCAAGCAGCTCTTAAAAAAATGGCTGAGGCTATGATGGGATTGAATCTTATATACCAGCTGCCTTTTATTGGTTCAGCTGTAGAAGGATTTGATGTATCTGGTAGAGTTATATCTGGAATAAAAGGTGAAGAGTATAAGAAGGGTAGGGTGTTTAATGATGACGTTGTAAATCCTATAGCAAGTGTGATTCAAAAATATAAGAAGCTCACAAAAGGGGATGAGAATAAAGTGGGAGCTGTAGTGAGAGCACTAGCAGAGATAGCAGTAGGAACACAGTTTGACCCATTCATAGGACTCTATAACTATTTCGGAGCTGACAGTGAAGAAGAATTAGACACAGCTACTTACGATGTACTTGGTATCTCTTCTTCTTACAGACCTGAGAATAAAGGTTCTAAAGATACATCAATGAGTAAGCAGGACATGAAGAAGTTTATGCCAGAGGTATACGAAGACTTGTACGGACCAGGAGGAGCATTAGCTCCACTGGAACAGATAAAGAAAGACGAGAGAAAAAGAAAGCGTGACCTTCAGAAAATGATGGACGAAGCGATGGGGCTTGATTAATAGTACCTAGCGTACTTAAATGTTTTTTGTTTTGGGTACTGCACAACTAGCTCTGAGTTTAGTTCTGTAGTGCCCATCCAAGATACGTTTCCGTTTAATTCTTTTACTTTACCATACATAAAACCATCATTACAAGCCCATATAACAACAGGGTTTAATCTCTTTAATGATAGCTGAGATAGTTTATTTAAAGGAATAGATAATGGATAGCAGTCAGTTACTTTTTTTTTAGTTGGTATAACTAATACAAATGATATAAGATTATTATCAGAGTCATAGACTCTGTAGTCTACATCGTTAGGTCCAAGCTTTTTAAACGAACCATTAAACCTTTCTGTAAACTTAGTGATTGCCTTTACCTTTTCGGTCATTACAAAAACATCTTAACATTAAATGCAGTGTGCCCACCTATAACAACACCTAATCCAATCGCTTCTTTCTTACCTCCTTGCATGTAACCCATAGCATAAGACTTGCTGTCTATACCACATCCTACGGACATACCAAATATAGCTCTTGTTTTTCCAAACATCCACTCACAATAAAAGTCTGTATGGTAGTGTCCAGAAACAGTAGAAATCATATCTCTTTTAGCAGCCATCCTTGGCTTGCCGCTTTTATCTCCATGAACATATCGAACACCATCAATAAAAACTTCAGTTACAAACTTCCATTTAGGAGTCTCTAACACTTCTTTAAATTCTTTAATCCATTTAGACGGAATGTTAGAAGACTGGGCCTTCCTTATAATCAGACGGTCATGATTACCCAAAGTAACTTCAGCTTTTGGAAAAGCTTTGTACCATTTAGATAGTTTTTTTACCGCTTGCTCCAGCTCAAATTTTCCTCCTATCGTTTCTGTAGATGTCTCATGATAGCTGGCATAGTGATTATCAATCACGTCCCCTATGAATACTACTCTGTTACAGTTATGTACAGCGTACTGTTCCTTACAGAACTCAAGGTATCCATCTAAACAATATGGCTCATGCAAATCCCCTATGATTAGAACTCTACTTTCTTTTTTAATAAGGTTATTGTAGGCTTTTAATATCTTGCCTTTTAACCTAGGTCTAAAATCTTTTTTTTTATAAGTCATCTTCCATTGATTCTATCATTGATTTTAACTTTAAGATTAAGTCCTTAGAAATTTCTCTACACTCAGGGTATTCGTGGTCTATTAAGGACTCGTATATCTCATCGCAAGAGTCGTGAAGTTCATTAACAATAGTGTTAACATATTTTATTCTTTCATTCTCCAGTGATGTTATGTGTGGTTTCATTAATCTCTATCCATTGCGACTAAAAAATCATTACCCATTTTGTAATCTAAAGTTTTGATTAGCCTATATATTTTCCTAGAACTTTTTCTAGCAGTTTGTCTGTCTGACTTTGTTGATTCAAGACCTAGGTTAGTATACATTGAGCAGTCTATTCTTAATAGCTCATCAATTTTTTTCTTATCAGACCAAGAACTGAACTCTACTATCTTGTCTATGTCGTTAATTGCGTACTCCATTTAGGTATGTATTTAATTTTCTTGTAACCTCGTGTACATTTTTTTCACGAACCCTTTCATCTATCAACTTAAACAGTTCAGGGTATATATCTGTCTTCTTTTTATACGTTTCGTGCTCTAAGTCTATACGGTTGTTGCTCAAAGTTAAACTTTTTATTTGATTTTCCAAAGAATATATCATCTTTCTACAGTCCTCTAAGTCTAAAGCATTAGCAATGTGGTCTGTTTCTGTATAGATTTTAGAGACTAATAAGTACTTACTCCATAAATCTTCATCTGGTTTTATAAAAAACTTAAAGTTTTTATTGTAATGAACAATAGTACAGTGGCTTTTATTTAAAGACTTGCCGACATGTTCTAGAGTTACTCGGTGTGTTCCCATAAGGACCTTGGAGTAAACCATTCGTGCCTCTACTACCTCTCTTTTTCTGGTGGTACACATTATGTCAAGATTAAAAACCCTATTAACTATATTTTTTAATCTTTCTTCTTTACTTATTTCAATCATTTTATTATTTTTTTTAGTTAACACTTAGTGTTAATTATTTAATTATTAACCTCGGTAAACTTCTGTTATTACCCCATGTTTTTTTAACTCCTTTAATCTATACTCTTGAAGCGGAGAGACTTTTCCTTTAGGAGTTTTAACCTCACTGAATATAACCCCACAGTTAGGGGGTATAGCTACAAGGTCAGGGATGCCGTTCTTATTAGTCTTGATTAACTTAATAACATAGTAGCCCTCATCTTCTAGCTGCTTGATTCTTTTCTTTTGTATTTGTTGCTCAGTCATTTATCACAAAGTTACAAATTTCTTTTATAGGAATAAGCACAGACATTGAAGTATTATTATCTCCCATTGCTTTGATACTTCCTTTTTTAAAGTATCTTCTAGAAACTTCCTTGAGTAGTTCGGTTTCAAAAACATACATCACCTTGTCTTGGTATCCTCCAGAGAATATAATAATCCAGTAGTCTGCTTCTGTTGTAGCAATACCTGATGGCTTACCTCTACTCTCGTATTCAATAGCAATGTTTCCTGATATGGAAACCCAGCTATCCCTTTTCACCTCAACAAGTTTGTCTTTAAACAAAGAGTCAACTATACGCTCACCTTCCTTGCCTATCTCAAGGTCATACCTGAAGTCGTTGTTAAAATTCATTAATATCTTTTGTGTTCAGATTCAGGTTGACCACAGTTTACACACCATCTTGGCTCACCAACGTGATTGTCATAAGTATAAAACATTGTACATCTACCTAGATATACACCATGGCCTAACCTTTTTATTTTTTTAGTTAAAACTAATTTCTTTAATATATCAGCCAAAGTTCGTTCTTTTATAAATATGGATTTAGATTTCTCTAAAATCTCTTTTCTTTCAAGAGGTCTTCCTTCTTCATTTATCCATTTTACTAACTCTTTTACTTTTACATCGTTGTATGAGTTTTCATACGACCACTTGTCGTAACCATAAGATAGTTTACTATAATTTTTTCTTTCGTTCATTGTATTTAATTTAAAGTTAATAAATCTTTTTTAAAGTGGCGCAAGGTGTAGTCTTTCTTCTTGGTTACCGCTTTGTATATTTGTTTTTCTATACCGCCCCTAGCAAATACCCAGTACACATCGGACTCTAGCCTTTCCTTGGTTGTCATCCTGTCTCGTGACTGCCAGTAGCTGGTGGCAGAGAAGTCTATGTTGTAATAGACAAGGGCTTCAGCCTTACGCAAGCTTATACCCTCACGCCCTGACACAATTTGTAAAGCTATAGTCTTACTTGTATTGTTGAACTCGTCTAGCTCTGTACACAAATCATCTCCATAAACTTCTTGTAAAGCTTTTAGTTCCTGCTTAAACTTATAGAAGATTCCAATCTTCGCATCTCCAAAGTTGTCATGAATAAACTGTGCCTTACTAAGGTCTAGGATAGTTGACTTGCCAGACTCAAACTTTACAGTTCCAGAAAACATCTGGTGTAGCTTCATCATAAGTTTTACTGGTGTATCTGCAAGAATTGTTTCCTCGTTTCCTTCCACAACCAAATCTTTTTGAAGCTTTTTAGTTAGCTTATAAGTTAACTCACTCATCTCCACCTCAAGCACGTGTTCTCTTGTATCAACCTTAAACCCTGCTTCCTTCTGAGTATAAGATATAGTGTATGGTTTCATCTTTTGAATGATAGTATCCTTACCTCTGGTGTAGTCTCTTATATACATGCTGTTAATCTTTCTCTCCTTAACATCTACATACTCATGACAAAATTTATAGAAGCTAGAGTACTGTCGGAAAGGATTCTTTGGAATACCATACACCTGATGGTACATCTGACTGTACGACTCAGGTGTTGGTGTCCCTGACAACAAACAGATATCACAACCTGTTTTCGTTATGAGATTCTTTACATCTCTTGCTCTTTTGTTTGGCTTAGGGAACGCTCCCATCCCATGGGCTTCATCTACTATAATTAAATCCCACTTAATATTGGGTAGCTTATGCATACTCTCATAGTTTATCACAAACAGAGAGAAGGAAGTAGGACACATCATTTCATTGTCACTTACTATAGAGCTTATAGCTTTCTTCTTCGTTAGAAAAAGAACATTCTCATACCCACCCTTCTCTGCTATACCTAAACTAGTCAAGGTCTTTCCTGTTCTTACCTCCATCGCAAGATAAAGGAAGCCTTTAGTTCGGATTATTTCCGAACCTTTGTCTATAATTTTCTGTTGATAATCTCTAAAGGTAACTCTCATCGTAGAATTTTTTAATTATTATACACCTCTCATAGTCTTCTATATCCTCAAAATATTTTAGCAACAACAAAACATCTTCTTTTTCGTAAGGATATGATGGGTCATGCACAAACATATATATGTCAGAATCTATTATACTTTTAATGTCAGCACCCATAACAATTACATCGTAAGAATTTAAGTAAGCCATGTGAAGCTCTTCATCGTCTGATAAATACTCTTCAAATTCCATATTCATTATATTAAAGTTGTTTGAACGTTAACCTCGTCTGGTCTTTTCAACCTCATCCACCTTCCTGATGCATCTCTTCCTTTCTCTGGCTGTGCTCCAGTCTTATAAACAGCGTAAGCAGTTAGCCATTTATTAAACTTAACCTGAGAGATAGACAGCCTAGACTTAGGTCCGTAGTCTGGATACTCAGAAATGAAATCAATATACATAGTGTTTGTGTGTAGGCGTGAGTCAACTCTTATGACCATGCTTGCTTCACTACCTTCAATTAATCCTAACCACTCAATGAAATCATGCGATGACTCTGCTGATAGTTGTCTAATTTTTAGATTGACAAACTTACTTTTAACTAATCCTGTTTTTAAATAAGCCATCATACATCCAACCATATAGTTATCAAACTTGCACCAGTCTTCATCATTCCAGTCTCCAAACATTAGCTTACCAAACTCATCTATTGGTGTGTAGTTTTTATTGTAGTGCTGGTGTAGTTCTAATTCCCATTTACGTCTAGCAAAAGAGTTACCTGCACCTTTTATAGCGTAGTTAGTGGTGATTGCAATCTTAGGTGACTTACTAAAAGGTATCTTAATTGCATCCTTGTTTTTCTTTTCCAAGGTTAATCCTTCTGTTACTACAGAAAACAATCTCTCAAAGTCAAAGCCTTTTTTTACATCGTCAAATACAAGTATCTGAGTATCTGCTGATACTAACTGATAAGCGAATGACCTTTCAAATGTAAAAGACTTTCCATCTATAGTAACAACCTTCTTCATTTTCTGAAGTGCGTTCATAAATAATCCTTTCCCTGTCCCACCTTCAGGATTGTCTGATATAACCTCATCGTTTAGTATAATCGCTGGGCTATAAGAAAGATTCTTATATCCATGCATGAGATATCCTATTGTAGATTCCATAGACTTTATTCTACCATCATCTGCAGCACAAATATTTTGAATAAACTGTTTGTAATCACAGTCTCCTATCTCACATTTATTAAACGCCCTATCTATCACGTGGTCTTTCCAAACAAAACCATTAAGGTCTATGTAGTCTATAACCTCTACATCATCCTTAGTTACCTTAATAGCACAGTTGTTATAGTAAAGGTATGAGGTGCTTTTATTATCCTCAACAAAGTAGATGTCAATCGTAGATAGAAGTGTCAGGAAATCCTCTCTAAAGTATCTTACTTGGTCTGCAAAGTGATTGTAAATTGAAGCATCGTCTAGCTCTATCACAGTGTTTAAAACAAAATCCTTTATCTGCTTCTCGTCTGTGTGGTCTACTAAGTTATTAGTAACCTTTACAAACACATAGTTTCTTCCTCCCTCTGGAGAAAATTTATAGAAGCCATTGTCTTCAAGAAATGTTTTGAATAGAATGTGTACTATCTTTATGACTCCCTTATCTGACTTTGTCCAGAATTGTTTTTGTTTATTCTCTTCTTCAACTCTATTAAGTACGGCTTCAATTACGTTAGATTCAATATGACTATCTTCTAGCTGACTCTTGATTTCTTTTTTTGAAGCTCCTCTTCTAAGCTTAACCCTTATATTATTTACTCTCTCCTCATCCTCATAATACTTTGTGCCAAAGTTTTGTGATTGAGCATAGGCAGAGTCAATGGTTTGATTTATTTCTCTGTCAGTAAAGTCTTGGGTTCTATAGTTCTGAAGAACGTATCCAGCTAATGATTTGTTTATACCAAAATCATTAAAGGCTGCAGCTAAAACGTAGCAGTTGTTATTCCTTTGTCCCTCATTCATTGGATACTTCTTTACCCACCACTTGACTAGTATCTCTACGATTTTATTCTCGTCTGTGATTGGTATCGTTGGAATGTCTAGCTTTGTATTAACCTCAGTGTATTCTTTTTCTTTTATCTCTTCCCATATACTAGAGTTCTTGTTGACATAAATCAAAGGGTCATATGATTCATAACAAACTCTGGATATATTTTTACACGTTGTGTCGAAGTGAGAGTTATTGAAGTGTGCCTCTAAGCTATTGAAATAGTTTACATGATTATCTACGTCTTGAGGTATCTTAATCAGTGCCTTTAATCCCTTACCAGAGGGTGAAATAAATACTGAGTATACATAATTACTTCTAGTAAGCTTCTCCTTATCTGTTAATAACTCTTTATTATTTTCGTAACCATCAAAATCCAAGCAGATAAAACCAGAGTGTTCTATGATGGATGCATCGTTACGTTTATTGAATGTGCCAGAAAAACAAATTGCTGGTAGATTCTTTTTAAGTTCATTCCTTTGTGACTTATCTTTCTCGGTTCGTATTCTTTTGACCAAGTCCTTGGTAGCCCCACCTTTAATTCTCTCAAGAATAAAATCTACACTCCTAAAGAAAGGAGTTGAGGTCTCTTTAATGTTCTGAAAAATTGTGATTTCTTTTGCTGTCATGCTGTGTTCGATTTAATTGTGTCGACTTTGTGTCGACTTTGTGTTACCTAACTGACTGATTATCAGTAGTTGTGTCGAAGATGTTATCTTTTTAGTCTCCTATAGGGGATAAATATAAAAAAATATATTTAATTAATTGTCCTATATAGAGAATAAAGTTGACACAACCTTTATAATGACTCTTAATACTAAGAACGATATAAACGCTATTAGTATCCATGCTGTTATTTTGGTCTTGTTTCTCATAGTTATCGTTTAGTAAATGGAGGTCGCAATTTGCGACCTCCAATTACAGTTTTAAGTTAATTAAAATGGCACGTCTGACTCCTGTACAGGTGATTGGTTAGGAGCTGTGTCCACTCCGTTACGTGGCTTTGGCTCAAAGTTATCAACAAACATGTAAGGATTACCTGCCTGACTTTCTTTGATACCTACATTCACCCATCCATTTTTTTGGTTGGTTCTTAAAAATTCAATAGCATCATCTACTTTGATACTTAAACTTCCTAGCACAAAATCTTTTTGATTAGGATGTTTCTTTCTAAATTTGAATCCGTCTGCGAATACAATTTCTTCTTTGGTGTTTGAATAACTCATAATTTATTTACTTTAATTTTTTGCTCCAATGTTTCTATTGTTGTAAGGATAATATCATCCTTACCTTGACGTGTCGTGCAGTACATCGGAACTTCAAACCACATTACACGCCTCTTTTGTTTACTACTAAGTGCTTCCTTTATATAATTACTAAACCTCTTCATAGTAATAGAATTGGTTTAGGTCTTCGCTAGGACTGTCTCCATAAAACTTTCGGTATTGTTCTATAGCCCTGACAACCTTCTCTTCTCCCCTAGCAAGACTTTCGTTGCTTACAGGATACATCCCTAGCATCTTAGATGTTTTATCTACAACAAGAAAAACTAAAGGCTTGTTAAATAATTGCTGGTAGATATATGCCTGACTGTCATAGTTATAATCTCTAACGCTCCACTTAAATTTTTCAATTGAACCTGTGGTCTTGATGTCAATAAGGTGTTCGCTTCCTACGATGTCAGCTTTACCTTTCCACATCTCTCCATGTATCTCTTTTACCATAGGCACTTCGTACTGAACTCCTTCTTCTTGAATCAAAGCTCTAAAGTCTTCTACGTTTAGCATGCTTTCCACTAGGTTTTCCAGCATTATCTTTTCCTTTGTAAGTAATCCCATGGTTAGGTTGTTTTCCTCTAAGAAAGCATCGTATGCCTTGCCTCTACGAGTTGCTACGTCAACGTGAGGTGTTGCAGCAGCTTTCTCTGGCTCTAGTATTAGCTGGTGAAAGTATCTTCCAACAAGAAAATTTTTGTTGTCCTCTTGCTTCTTGTTAAAATTCTTAGGATTCTTTAGAAGGTCTCCTATATTGGAGTTAGAAAGATAATTCTTTCCAACCCCATCATAGTATTCTCTATCGTCTTTTAGTAGTTTGATGATGTCTTTCATGTCTATATTGATTTAGCTATTTCTTTTTTAACATTATCATTCATAGCATACTTAGTTTTTAGCTCTTCGCCAATCACTCTTATCCCCTTATCTTTATTAGCAGCTACATACTTTAGAACCTTAACCCAGTTAGCATCTCCTATGTTTAACTCTATAACATTTTTTTTAGGTAATGGCTTCTTAGGGGCTGGCTTTTTAGCTACTTCCTTTGACTCTCCATTAGGTAAGTCCTCTCCAGCATATACATAAAGACCAAGCCCTTGTCTTGCAATAGCTTTCGTTAAGCTACGCTGAATAGTTTTGTTTACATCTACAGAAGAAAGCTTGTCAAGAGGTATTGAATTGTTTCTGAAGTCCATTACAGGTAGGTATTCGATATGCTCTATACCCTCAATAGTTACACCTGTTTTTACCCATGCAGACTTACCATCTGTGTGGTAGAACATTCCATCTACATTCTCATAGATTGTGTAGGTTGCAGTAGGGTAGTTTTTCTTTACCTCTGCCCATGCCCATGCCCATGATAGGTAGGTTAGGTTGTTCTTTTTTTCTACTTTGTCATTTACATTGATAGAGTTCAATGTCTCGAAAACTGATTTTGAATTACTCATAATTTAGCGTTTTTAATTTATTGTTTATTGTGTTATACTTCTTTAATATTCTATCTCTATTAGTCTTGAGGTGTTGAATTTGCTTTGGATTCTGTTTACTGTTCATCTCTAGCTTTACTCTCTCCTCAATCCTATCTAGTTTTAGTAGGTAGGTTTTAATACACAGGCTATACACTCCGTATCTCCATCCTTTATCCACAAACTTCCACTCGTCTTCATTGTCTATATTATTATACATGTCCCCACCAAGGGCACAGTTCTGTATGTGAATTTTTCCAGACTCATTGTCTCTACTAATCTTACAGCCATAAAGCATTCTTGCTTCATACCCAACTCCGTCTAGGTTAGCTGCTAGTTTGTCTGTATAAGCTTCCTCGAATACAGTGCTCAAAGAGTTATACATTGCTAGATGCTAGTTTATTAACAAGGACTTGACTGTGTTTTTTTGGAGACACTAGAGCATTCGCTCTCTCTTCTACTCTTTTTATACCATGTATAATTGTTGAGTGACCTACTTTGTATCCGTTCTCTTCCATGTATTGTTGGATGTAACGTATTCTCATAGGTGACTCAGAGCAAAGAAAATATAGTAGCTGTCTAGCATCTACTATATCTCTACGCTTACTCTTAGCAAACAAATTATCTGGACTTATTGAGTACGCCTCGGAAACCTGTGAGACGTACTCACTAAAAATTGGATAGTGCATTTAATTATATTTTTTAGATTCTTCCTGACCATACCTTATAGCCATAGCAAAGCCCTCGAACATATCATCGAGTGCCTGTGTTGTTCTTGTTAAAGATTTTTGATGTTGAGTGACCTTTGATAGCCAGATTTCATAGCTGCTATCTGCATCAGTAAGGTCTCTTTCTTGCTCTTGCATGTCTGCAAGAAGTTCTTTAGTTCTTCCCATAATTTATGTGTTTAATGAATTGCAAATATAATAAATGTTTATTTACCGTCCAAGTATAGTTCGTTAAGTTTATCAATTAAACCTAAATCTTCTACCTTGTTTGTTAGGTGTTGGTCTACATAATACCCAGAGGTAAACGTGCCCATAGGGTTTGTGTGGTCTGACTCAAGAAAGTAAAAATCTTCTGCCTCGTGTTCTATAGGCTCTGACCATGAAGGACAAGTCCACTCAAGAAAATAGACCTGCTCTCCGTCTACATACTCTACCTCTTCTCCAAATCCTTGCTCCTCTTCCCATGACCATTCAAGGGATGGTATAGCCTCAAGAAGCTTAAATAATATACTGTTATTAAAGACTCCCCATGCGGTAGTAAAAGTGTAATTGTATCCATCCATTTCATTCTCATAGCAACCCCATTTAGTTCCCCACTTAGCGTGTGCCCATGAGTACCAATCTGAATAGCCATACTTATTTATTAAGTCGTTCTGTTCGTTTAGAGTCATGTGCTCTGGGATTCTTTGTGGACTAGTTGTTCCACTTAATTCTTGTGGCATAGGCTCAAGGTATCCACACAGTCCATGTGAATGCTTTGCCATTGCTCTTAGTATCTCTGTACCCTCTTCGGTACTTGCTGTAATTGAATGATATACGTGATTCGGCATAATTTTATTGAATTTTAATGTTATTACTGTTATAAATTACTCCAGAGTCTGCCTCTGATATCCATAAACGAGCCTCCTCAATAGATGAGGTCGTTTTAGTTGTTGCTTTCGGTTCGCTTCCTTCCTTGAAGGAGTGTATTAGATACACCTTGTAGACCTGACTTATCATACGCTAGTTAGCTTAGATAAACGCTCCATCTTAATTTCGTTTGAAAGGGTGTCCCAATCTTCTGGTGGCTGCCAATCTGGAATGGCATTTCGCATGGTTGCAAAGGCTATACGCTCTTTATACGCTACCTTTTCTTCTAGGGAATTGTTTTCGCTAGTCATGTCCCCCATTAACATGAACATTTTCATTGCTTCTATACTCATAATAAAAAATTTATGCCTTTCGGCTGATTAAGACCACTTATAGTTATAACTATAAGTGATTTCGGATATTCAATCCTCATCAGTTAACCTTTACTTCTGTACAAAAATATCAATAGATTGCCTTTACTGTATAGCAAAGTTTTGAGCAAAGTACCTATTTTAAGTACAAACCTGACTTTCATACTACAATTTCTACTTCAGTCCATGATGCTAAATGTACCACTTCACCATCATCTCTGGTGCAGTAGCTATACATTCCATCTATAGACCTGAAGTTAAGCTCTTCTCCTTCTGTAATTTGAGGAGCACCTACTGGCACTTTATCTTCAATTATTACTTTAATTCTACTATTTCTTGGTACATCATACAATTTCATAATTTTTAATTTTTAGTTGTTTATAATTTAGCGTTAAGCATATAAATGACCAAACTTTTCTAATTGTTTTTTGGCTTCATGATACATTTTTAGGGATTTCACACGCATCTGAAGGTGTTCAATATCCTCTATGTCAAATGCATCTTCTGGGGTTTCGTCTAGAGTTTCTTGATATCCTAGGATATCATAGTAGTTCCAATCAAAGTTCTCATCATCTGGATGCTCATTGTTGATTTTAAAATATTCTGCTATCAGTTTCTGTGCTTTATGGTTGTTTGTCATGTTAAATTGTTTTATAAAGTAATTGTAATTCTTTTATCCTATCGTCTGCAAACTGCATGGCATCCTCTCTACGACTTTTTGTGAGTCTCTTAATCCCATTCTGTTCCTTGTAGTCTGCTATGTGCATTTCTATCCTGTCCTCAAGCATGCCATGTACCAAGTTCTGCATGCTTGAGCGAAATCTGTAGGACTCCCACGTTCTGTTGATGTACCTTACTTTTCTTTGTCCCATGTATATGCCGTTCATATAGAGCTTAGAGATATGTCCCCAAGACCTACTGTTTTCGTACCCTTCGCTCTGGATAGTGTACTCATTGTTGTTAAATTTTTTTGTGTGTAACATAATTATAATTTTTAATAAGCCGACTCTGGAAGGCTCTGGTTAAAGGAATAGTCTACATTGATTAAGTTTGCAAACATCTGACTTAGCTCTTCAGCGATTTGTGAAAGCTCTGTAGAAAGCTCCCAATCACTAATGGTGCAATCGTTCTGGATACTACCAAGCATGCCACCACCAAGGTAGTTGCAATAGGTTGTCATTTTCTGGTCATCATAGCCATAAGGACTCAGGCTAATTTCAATTCCACCACCTCGTGATGTAATTTTTTCTCTTAAGATTTCAAATTGTCTCATAATAAATAATTTTTAATGATTAAGACTACCTTCTCAGGTAGTTTCGGATAATAAATCCTCGTCAGTTAATCTCCCCATTGGTTTTTAATTTATTTATTAATTCGTCTAATAAATCAATCACAGTTTCAGCTTTCTGATGACGCTTGGTATCAATACAAGAAAAGGGCAGAAGGTTTTGCAGCACTTCAATCTCAATTCCCACAAGGCTAATTCCTTGAGATTCTTGAAATCCGTTGCTTCTTACTATCTGTTTTAATTCGTCAATAGTAGATAATATTTCTATTTTAGTTTTATAATTTAGGTTTTGCATAGTTATTTTATTTAGTTAATCTATATCCATTTTGCGTGTTCCTGTACCTCTGTTATTTTCTCCTGAAGGTTTTCTAGTGCAAATACAAGTTCTGACCATGGGTTGTCTCCATAGTTATCATCAATTGATAGCGTGCTATTAACTGTTGTGTCAAAATCCTCGATAATTTCTACCAGCTCATAGCTAGATGAATCTATGTTGTTTATCAGCGTTCTGATATGTTTTTCGTCTTCCTTAATTAAATTAATTTGTGATATCATAATATTTATTTATTTAGTTGATTAATTTTACGTCCTTCGTCTATAATGTTTTCAGCCTCAGATAAGCTTAGCTCGTAATGGTCTCGAAATGCTTCAGTACTTATGAAGTTATTGAACCAATCCAGATACATGGCTTCGGCTGTTTGCTTTGTTTCCTTAGCGAAGACTTCATCCAGAAGGTATCCCTTTGTTCTCTCGATATAATTAATGAAGTTATCCTGATGCTTCTTATCGTTAAAGTCTTTCGTTACTACCCAATCAGTTCCTTGGTCAGTCTTAAATTTTAGTGTTACTCTCATATTAAATTGAATTTTAGTTTTACTGAAGCCCACCAATTTAGCTCTTGGTATTCATCCTCAGTGTAAATGTGTACGTGATTGTTGCTGTCTTGGATTGCATGCAGTCCTGTCGGCAGAATAAGATGCTTTTTTACTTTCATAATAAATATTTTAAGATTAAGACGCTTCACAGCGTTTCGACCTATAAGGTCTCGTCAGTTAATCTTCTTGGTCTTCGGTTTGTGTGTAGAATTCTGCATGCTCATGGCAGCTCCCACATAAAGAATCACTCAACCATGAAGGTGGTGTTCCACAACAATTGCTGTATTTACTCATAATTCTATTTCTTTTAAGTTAATAATTACCCATTCGTGTGAGCCTTCCTTCTGGAAGGATTCAATCTCTTTTTCATCTTCTAGGTAGAAAAACACATCATCATCATCATCGGCAATATCCCCTATCTTAAGAATCATATCATCTTGTATGTTTCCGTTGTCAAGCCACTTGATTGTAGCTATAAATCTTTTATCATCATTCATAATTTTAGTTTTAATGGTTTTTCGTACTCGGTATAACTTATCATGTCATGGT